ACTGGTACTCATTACATGTACTTGCAGTGGTCAAAAATCGACGTTGGAGCACCTGATTTTAGAGAAGCAAATAGACTCTTCTTTATATTTTGGGAAGCATGTAAAGCAGATACAAGATGTTACGGAATGTGCTACCTTAAAAACAGACGATCTGGATTCTCTTTTATGTCATCAGCAGAACTTGTTAACCAAGCTACAATATCTTCCGATGCTAGATTCGGTATACTTTCCAAGTCTGGTGCCGATGCCAAAAAAATGTTTACAGATAAAGTTGTCCCAATATCCGTCAACTACCCGTTCTTCTTTAAACCTATTCAAGACGGGATGGACAGGCCAAAGACTGAGTTGGCATATAGAGTTCCAGCCTCGAAGCTTACTCGTAGAAAGCTCCAAGAAAATATTAAAGAATTAGAAATAGAAGGTTTAGATACTACTATTGATTGGAAAAACACAGGTGATAACTCTTATGATGGAGAAAAGCTAAAGATATTAGCTCATGATGAAAGTGGTAAATGGGAAAGACCTGATAATATATTAAACAACTGGAGGGTTACAAAAACTACATTAAGGCTAGGATCAAGGGTTGTAGGTAAATGTATGATGGGCTCGACTTCAAATGCTTTAGATAAAGGTGGAGACAACTTCAAAAAACTATACTACGCTTCTGACGCTAATAAAAGAAATAGAAACGGACAAACATCTTCTGGGCTCTATAGCTTGTTCATTCCTATGGAGTGGAACTACGAAGGATTCATCGATACTTATGGATTACCTGTATTCATTAGAAACAAAGCTACAGTCAAAGGAGTTGATGGTTATGAAATTACAACAGGAGTTATTGAGCACTGGGAAAACGAAGTTGAAGGTTTAAAAGAAGACCCTGATAGTTTAAATGAATACTACAGGCAGTTTCCAAGAACTGAAGCACATGCTTTCAGGGACGAAACTAAAGACAGTTTGTTTAATTTAACTAAGATATACGAACAAATTGATTTTAATGCAGAACTAAATAATACTGCAGCTGTTACAATTGGTAGTTTCCAATGGCAAAACGGTGTTAAAGATACTAAAGTTATATTTAGCCCTAATAGAGATGGTAGGTTTAAAATTAGTTGGGTACCACCAGCTAACTTACAAAACTTAAATTTTATTAAAAACGGTGTTAAACACCCTGGCAACGAGCACGTTGGTGCTTTTGGTTTAGACAGCTACGATATATCAGGTACTGTAGATGGTAAAGGTTCTAATGGAGCATTGCATGGTTTAACTAAGTTTTCAATGGAAGATGCGCCACCTAACCATTTCTTTTTAGAATATATATCAAGGCCGCAAACAGCTGAGATATTTTTTGAAGACGTACTTATGGCAATGGTTTTTTATGGTATGCCAATACTTGCTGAAAATAACAAACCTAGGTTTTTATACTACTTAAAAAGAAGAGGCTATAGAGCTTACTCAATGAACAGGCCTGACAAAGTATGGAATAAATTATCACCAACAGAAAAAGAAATAGGTGGTATACCAAACACAAGTGAAGATATTAAGCAAGCACATGCTGCTGCTATTGAATCTTATATAGAAACATATGTGGGATTAAAAGAAACTGGTTATGGTGACATGTACCATCAGAAAACATTAGAAGACTGGGCTAAGTTTAATATAAACAATAGAACTAAGCATGATGCTTCTATAAGTTCAGGATTAGCTATCATGGCTTGTAATAAAAACAAATATACGCCAGTAGCAAAAAGATTAAAAAAATATGTTGATTTAGGCATAAAAAGATATGATAACACAGGTTATGTTTCAAAAATAAAATAAATGAATATAATTCCAAACGCAAACACTACAAGTTCTTTTCCTAGTCAGGTTGTACCTGATGCAGAAAAAGCTACATATGAATATGGTTTACGTGTTGCTAGAGCTATTGAAGATGAGTGGTTTAGAAATGATAGAGGCCGTTATGATAGATTCAATACTAATTACAACAATTTCCATAGACTAAGGTTATATGCTAGAGGTGAACAATCTGTGCAAAAATATAAAGATGAACTGTCTATAAATGGTGACTTAAGCTACTTAAATCTTGACTGGAAACCAATACCTGTAATACCTAAGTTTGTAGATATAGTTGTAAATGGTATGTCTCAAAGAAGCTATGATATAAAAGCATTTGCTCAAGATCCTGAGTCTATTATGAAAAGAACTGCTTATGCAGAAGCTTTACAGAGAGACATGATGCAAAAAGATCTTATCAACCAAATACAGCAAATGACAGGATTAGATGTTTCTAAGTCACAAGGTAAAGGTTTAGAAATGGAAAGTGAAGAGGATTTACAGCTTCATATGCAAATGGATTATAAAGATGCTATAGAAGTTGCTGAAGAAGAAGTAATAAATCAAGTGTTAGATTATAATAGATATGATTTAATTAGAAAAAGATTAAATTATGATTTAACTGTAATAGGTATTGCTTGTGTTAAAACTAATTTTAATAGATCAAATGGTATTGAAATAGATTATGTAGATCCGTCTAATTTAGTTTATTCATATACAGATGATCCAAACTTTGAAGATTTATATTATGTAGGTGAAGTTAAATCAATTAGCTTACCAGAGCTTAAAAAACAATTCCCTGATTTAACACCAGCTGATATAGAAGAAATACAAAAATACCCTGGTAACTCTACATATACTAGGAATTTTAATGGTAGGTATGATGATCAAACAATACAGGTATTATATTTTGAATATAAAACTTATACTAACCAAGTATTTAAAATAAAAGAAACTGCTTCAGGGCTTGAAAAAACTTTAGAAAAACAAGATGTATTTTTAGAAGCGCCTGAAAACGATAACTTTAAAAAAGCTTATAGATCAATAGAAACATTATATAGAGGCGCTAAAATACTAGGCCATGAAAAAATGTTAAACTGGACTTTATGCCCTAATATGACAAGGCCTACTGCTGATACTACTAGAGTTAATATGAATTATAGTATAGTAGCACCAAGATTATATAAAGGACGTGTTGAATCATTAGTAAGTAGAATTACTACTTTTGCTGATATGATACAATTAACACATTTAAAGTTACAACAAGTAATGTCAAGAGTAGTGCCAGATGGTGTATTTATGGACGTTGACGGACTTGCAGAAGTTGATTTAGGCAATGGTACTAATTATAATCCAGCTGAAGCTTTAAACATGTACTTCCAAACTGGTAGTCTTGTAGGTAGATCATATACTCAAGATGGTGGACCTAATCCTGGTAAAGTACCAATACAAGAGCTTTCTACTTCAAGTGGTATGGGTAAGATACAATCACTTATACAAACTTATGAGTATTATCTTAAAATGATTAGAGATGTGACCGGACTTAACGAAGCGAGAGATGGTAGTACTCCAGATAAGTTTGCTTTAGTAGGTTTACAGAAGTTAGCCGCTGCTAATTCTAATACAGCAACTAGGCATATATTGCAAGCAAGTTTATATTTAACTTTAAAAACTTGTGAAAATATATCACTAAGAGCAGCTGATGCTTTAATGTTTCCAATGACTAGGCAATCATTAATGCAAAGTATATCTAGGTATAACGTAGGAACATTAGATGAGCTTTCTAAGTTAAATATGCATGACTTTGGTATATTCTTAGAATTAGAACCAGATGAAGAAGAAAAGCAAATACTAGAACAAAACGTTCAAATAGCTTTAAAAGCTGGTCAAATAGACCTAGAAGACGCTATTGATATTAGAGAAGTTAGCAATTTAAAGCTAGCTAATCAAATGTTAAAGAAACGTAGAAAAGATAAATCTACAAGAGATCAGCAAGCACAACAGGCTAATATACAAGCCCAAGCACAAGCAAATGCACAAACTACTGAAGCTGCTGCTCTAGCTGAAACGCAAAAGCAACAAGTGTTGACTGAACAAAAAATGCAACTTGAAAAAGCTAAAGCTGATTTTGAAATACAAAAAATGGAAAGAGAAGCTCAAGTTAAACAACAGTTAATGGAATTAGAGTTTAATTACAACATGCAATTAACTCAAGCTCAAGGAAGAGCAAAAGTAGATGAAGAAAAATTTAAAGAAGATCGTAAAGACGAAAGAACAAAAATACAAGCAACACAACAATCTGAGTTAATAGATCAAAGAAAAAATGATTTATTACCTAAGAACTTTGAATCCGCAGGTAATGATACTATGGGTGGATTTGGCTTAGAGCAATTTGGCCCTAAGTAATTTTATATTAACTATTATATTATATTATGTCAGAAAAAGTAAAAGAAGAAGGTTCTTTTAAGGTTAAGAAAAAACCTGGAAGACCAAGAAAACTTGTTTCGCAAGATGAAACATTTAAAGTAGATTTAAATAAAAAAGAAGAAGATGCCGTTGAAAAGCAAAAGACAGATGAGGTATCTGTTCGCGACGGATCCGAAGTTAGCGAAGAAGTTCCTCAAGAAAACAAGCAGGAAACAGTTGAAGAACCTTCCGGAGAAAGTAAAGAAAAAGAAGAAGAAGTAATTACTATAAGTGAAATTACTGAAGAAGAAGAAAAAACTGAAGAACCAGTAGCTAAAGAAACTACTGAACCTGTTGTAGAACAAAGACAACTTCCAGAAAACATAGACAAGTTAGTTCAGTTTATGGAAGAAACAGGTGGAACAGTTGAAGACTATGTTAGAATTAATGCTGATTACTCTAATGTAGATAATAATAAACTACTAGAAGAATATTACAGACAGACACGTCCACATTTAGATTATGAAGAAGTTAAGTTTTTAATGGAAGATAATTTTAATTATGACGAAGAAGTCGATGAAGAGCGAGACATAAGAAAGAAAAAACTCGCTTATAAAGAAGAAATTGCTAAAGCCAAAAGCTTTTTGGAGGAAACGAAAAAGAAGTATTACGACGAGATCAAGTTGAGACCGGGCGCTACTCAAGAACAACAAAAAGCAACTGACTTTTTCAATAGGTACAACGAAGAACAGAAAATGGTTCAAGAGCAACATGGAAGGTTTAAACAAAGAACCGACAGCTTTTTCAACAAAGAATTTAAAGGTTTTAATTTTGATGTTGGAGAAAAGAAGTTTAGGTTTAAAGTTGCTAATACCACAAATGTAGCTAAAAACCAATCTGACTTAACTAATCTTGTTGGGAAGTTCCTGGATAATAAAGGGGAAGTCAAAGATTATGCTGGTTATCACAAAGCCATTTATGCTGCTGAAAACGCTGATACTATAGCTAGTCATTTTTATGAGCAAGGTAAATCCGATGCTATTAAAGATATGACTGCTAAATCTAAAAATATAACAGAAGATGCTAGGCAGACTGCTGCTAATGCTGGAGATGTTTATATTAATGGATTAAAAGTAAGAGCAATATCAGGAGCTAATAGTTCTAAGTTAAAAATAAAAACAATAAAAAAATAACTTAAACTAAAATATAAATTATGAGTTTTGCAACAGGATTGGGAAATGCTTTCCCTCCGAGCTTAATTCCAGCTGCTAAAAAACAAGCTTTAGGCACTAATTATTTAGCGTTTAATAGCACCGCTGCTGGAGACACTGATACTTTCGCTCAACAATACCTACCGGAATTGTATGAAGCGGAGATCGAAAGATACGGAAACCAAACTTTACAAGGTTTCTTGAGAATGGTAGGCGCTGAAATGCCTATGCAGTCTGATCAAGTAATTTGGTCTGAACAAAATAGACTACACGTTGCTTACGATGGTTGTACTATTGCTACAAACACTACAATTACAGTTCCTTTAGAAGCTGATAAAAATTGTGCTGTTAGAGCAGGTGCTACAATTGTAGTTTCTGAAGGTTTAGTAACAATGAAAGCTAGAGTAAAAGCTGTTAGCGTTGTTGCCGCTGGACCACCTAGAGTTTGTACTTTAACTGTTGATACTTATAAAGTAGCTAACATGAATAAAGGTAATGCTGGTGGATTAGCTGGTGTTGCAAGTGCTGCTAAAATATTTGTTTACGGTTCTGAATTTGGAAAAGGTACTCAAGGTATGGAAGCTGCTAATGTTGCTATTGCTGGTGGTGCAGGTAACGATCAATTAGTATCTGCTATTCAGCCAGATTTTACTCAATTTTCAAACAAACCAATTATAATCAAAGACTTCTATGAAGTTTCTGGTTCTGACACTGCTCAAATTGGATGGGTTGAAGTTGCTACTGAAGATGGCACATCTGGGTACTTATGGTATCTAAAAGCTGAGTCTGAAACAAGGTTGAGATTTGAAGATTATCTTGAAATGGCAATGGTTGAAGCTGAGAAAAAAGGTGCAGGTTCTGCTTTAGATGGTTCTGAAGGTTTATTTGCTGCTATAGAAGATAGAGGTAATGTATACAATGATTTTGCTGGTGCTGCTGCTCCTGGAGCTGGCGCATTAGGAGATTTTGATACTATCCTTAAGCAATTAGATACACAAGGTGCTATTGAAGAAAACATGCTTTTCTTATCAAGACAAACTGCTCTTGACTTTGATGATATGATCGCTGCTATGAACGGATCATATGCTTCAACTGGAGCTGCTTCTTACGGTTTATTTAACAACGAAGAAGATATGGCGCTTAACTTTGGTTTCTCTGGTTTTAGAAGAGGTTCTTATGACTTCTACAAAACTGATTGGAAATATTTAAATGATTTTTCAACTAGAGGAAACATTGGAGACATCGACGGAGTATTAATTCCTGCTGGAACATCAACTGTTTACGATCAACTATTAGGTTCAAATATCAGACGACCTTTCTTACACGTAAGATATAGAGCTTCTGAGGCTGACGATAGAAGAATGAAAACATGGGTTGTAGGTTCTGTAGGAGCTGCTACATCTGGTTTAGATGCGATGCAAGTTCATTTCTTATCTGAAAGATTACTTTGTGTACAAGGTGCTAATAACTTCGTGTTATTAAAATCTACTGTATAATTATTAACATTTTAAAGATTAGAAATTATGGCTAAATTAATAGAAGCAAAATACAACACTGATCAACCTTTATATATTCCTTCTGAGGAATTATTAAAGATTGTCGCTGCTCACGGTTCAAACAACTGTGTGATTACTTACATTGGTGGTTCAACTATTACAGTTGGCCAGACTCTAGCTGACGCTACTGCAGCTAGAGCTTTAGAAGCTAGCTTACAAGCTTCTTGGTTAAAATGTATAAATGCTGGTCCAGATGCTTCTGGAACTGTACTCAACACAAATGTGTTTACTACTGTAGCATAAAACAAATAATAAGATCCCGCTTCGGCGGGGTCTTTTTTAATTATTATATTATATTATATTATGGAAACAAAAGAAAAAACTCCTAAAGTAAAAAAAGATACTTGGGAGATTAAAGATAGGTATTATCACCTATTAAATGAGGCTTCGCCTTTAACATTTAGAATAAACTCAAGGCACTCAATGAGAAAACCATTGATGTATTTTGACGAAGAAAAAGGCTATAATAGAGAGCTTAGATATGCTACAAATATGAAAAGTCCATTTGTAGATGAGCAAAATGGCCCTGTAACATTAGGTCATATCGTATTTGAAGATGGTGTACTAATGGTGCCAAAGTCAGAAATAGCTTTGCAAAAAATGTTATCATTATATCATCCTAATAAGAATTTATTATATTCTGAAAAAGATGACGTACAAGAAGCCGTAGATGATTTAGATTACTTAGAAACAGAAATAGATGCTTTGAATGCTGCTAAAACTATGGATATAGACCAAGCAGAAGCAATATTAAGAGTTGAAGCTGGTTCTAGTGTGTCTAAGATGAGTTCTAAAGAACTTAAAAGAGATTTACTATTATTTGCTAGATCAAACCCTAGTTTATTCTTAGAGCTAGCTAACGATGAAAACGTTGAGCTAAGGAACTTTGGTATTAAAGCCGTTGAAGCTAATATACTAGGTTTATCGCAAGATCAAAGAACATTTACTTGGGCTAGTAATGGCAGAAAACTTATGAACGTTCCATTTGATGAAAATCCTTATTCAGCTTTAGCTGCTTGGTTCAAGACAGATGAAGGTGTTGAAGTGTATAAATCAATAGAGAAAAAGTTCAAATAACAAGTGATTATAATTATAAGAGGGGTTATATAAGTAACCTCTCTTTTTTAAAAATATTAAAATGGCAATAAGCGTAGATACTGTATATAAAACTGTATTACTTATTTTAAATAAAGAACAAAGAGGGTATATGACGCCTGATGAATTTAATAAAAT